GATCCCGAAGATCCTGAACCTCCAACAGAACCTCCTGTTGACCCTGATCCAGAAGATCCCGATCCCGAAGATCCTGATCCCGAAGATCCTGATCCCGAAGATCCTGATCCCGAAGATCCCGATCCAGAAGATCCCGATCCTGAAGATCCTGATCCCGAAGATCCTGATCCTGAAGATCCTGATCCCGAAGATCCCGATCCAGAAGATCCCGATCCAGAAGATCCCGATCCAGAAGATCCTGATCCTGAAGATCCTGATCCCGAAGATCCCGATCCCGAAGATCCCGATTCTGAAGATCCTGGTAAAGAAAATGAAAATAATGGATTTGGAAATGGAGATCAAGATGCCCCAGGCAATTCTTTAGATAACAACAACGCAGAAAATGACCAAACTCCAGGAGAACAAGGCAATTCTCACACTAATGGAAATGGAAATGGTGGATCTAATGGACCACCTGAAAACCAACAAAATAATGGATGGGGCAACGGAGACGACACTTCTCCAGGTAATTCAGGATCTAATAATAACGCTGAAAATGATGAAACTCCAAATTCAAATACTGGAGATCTTGTAGAAAAATTCCTAGAAAATCATTCATTCAATGATGACTATGATAATCGTGGAGGAAGACCTGAATTTGATGCTTATGAAACTGAAGATTTTGGTGATGTAAATATTGCCGATATTCCAGAACCTATTATTGAATTTGAAGTTCCCGATTATGCTGCTGATTCTCCTGAATCATTTGACTTTTCCTGAATAGTTTGATAAAATGAAGGGAGAAATCCCTTCATTTTTTTATGCCTAAAGAAACCTATGGTAATCCTTTTCGTTCAGGAGAAAAGGATATTGACGAACTTTATAAGTCTTTAATTCACGACCTTGCTTCTGCATCAAGGGAAGAATCAAAGTTTCAGTATGTAATGAAAGATCTATTTGAGGTAATGCGATCTCTTGGTTGGACTGGTGATGATACTTTTGAAGTTCAGGTTGCTGGAACTTTAAATAAAGATAAGTTTATTGTAATTAAGAATGAAAGTCTCAATCCCCGACCAAATAAAAAAGCACTTCCTGAAGGTCAAGGTAAACCTATTCAAGTATAAATATTCTTAAAAGTACTTCTCCTTATGTCAATAACTCAAGAACAAGTAGAAGAATATAAATTGAGAACACTTTCTGATAAAGTGAAAAGTTTTATGTTTAAAGTTGAAAAAAATCCTGGAGTTCTTAAGTTTATTACTATTGAAATTGGGAAAAAGTATCGCATAAATCGATCTGATTTAAAAATTAATAATAGGATCTTTGAAGTTTTAAACTTCATATACCGATTAAAATCTGATATAGAAACTTCTACTCCTGAAGGAATAGAAGTTAAATTTTTAGATAATAATAAAAAAGGAACATATTATGATTTTGGTGATCTAGAAGAAGTTTAATCTAAATAATTACAATTCGCATATTACGAATGCCTCTATATCAAAGTTCTCAAGATTTGTTGTTTAATTTAGAAGCTACATCAAGTTCTGAGGCAAAACGAAAATGGAGACAATCAATTAAAGAAAAATGGAATAATCAATGTGCATACTGTGGAAACGAAAAAAATCTAACATTAGATCATATTACTCCTAGATCTAAGGGAGGAAGTGATCGAGTAACAAATGTATTGTGTGCTTGCAATAAATGCAATCACTCAAAAGGTCAGCAAATTTGGTATGATTGGTATATGAAACAACCTTTCTTTACAACCGAAAAATTATCTGCTATTATTGAATGGCAGAAACAAATAAATGATAATGAGTACTATGTTTATCGTCCAAGAAAAAATATAAATTACTAATTTATGGATCCATATAATAGTATTATCCCCCTACTATATGAAGTAGGGGGCATTATCGTTTCAATTTTTATATTGTTAATACCTTTAGTTGTTCTATTATGAAATTTACAGTTTACTCAAAATATGGTTGTCCTTTTTGCTCCAAGATTGAACAAGTTCTTATGCTTTCAAATCTAGAACATAAGGTTTATAAGTTAGATGAAGACTTTACCAGGGAACAATTTTATTCTCAGTTCGGACAAGGATCAACATTTCCTCAAGTTGTTATGAACGATATAGTTAATCTTGGTGGATGTACAGATACAGTACAATATCTTAAAGAAAATAACATTATTTAAATGGAAAAGACTTTTCACGAAGTTTATTATGATGTAGAGAAGGCAATTGATTATGCCTTTCAAGGAAAATTTGTGCTTGATTTTTATCAGTATTTAAAAATCAAAGGAGCAATAAAATCTCAAGTTGAAGAATTTATTCAAAGCAAAACTGTTTTAAATATTAGAGAAGTTATTCTAGATTTGAATAATTACATTCAAGGAGGTGCGGACAACGAGCACAAACAACTTCGTGAGGCATATGGTCATTTGTCTAAACCTCAGGCAAGAAAAATCAAAAATTATTTACAAGGCATTTTAGAAGATGCTGAAAAATATAATCATGACAAGAGAAAAGGAAGAAGAAAAAAGCAAACTAAATAACTCTGATCTCCAGATTAATCGGGGGATTGAGTTAATGTTAAGAAATAATAGTGGGAGGGAGAAACCATCAAATCCAAAAACTTTCAAATTTAGTTTTGGTAAGATGTTGTCTCTCTTTCAACGAGAGATGCATTTTCAACTTGACTTCTTTTTTGACATAAAGAAAAAATAACTCTCGGGAGAAACCAATGGAACTATCAATTATCCTAACATTCACGACTTTGTTTTGTGTAATGTTTCTTTTTATTGGATTAATTGGAGGATGGATATTTAAACAATATCAATTTGAAAGAATTTACGGCATTCGTAATATACACCCAGAATTTTTTGATGACAATGGAAATATAGTTCCAGATGAAGTTTTAGCAGTTAGATTTGAGGAAGGATATTTTGATGATGATGAAGAAGAGGTCGAAGATGACTGATAAATAAAAAATCTATAATAAATGATTTGCACTAAAAAAATTATGACTACAACAAAAACAAAATCTGAAAAGCCAATTCCAAAACTTCAAGCTAATCCATTTCAGTATGAAATTTTAGAGTTGGCTTCAAAACAAAGAAGTAATTCTAAAAAAGTAGAAGTTCTTAAAGACTATCGTAATGATGCTCTTGTCAGTCTTTTAATTTGGAATTTTGATGAAACTGTAATTAGTGTTCTTCCTCCAGGATCAGTTCCTTATGCTGATCCAAATGATCAATCATCTGTTGGGGGAAATCTTACTGATTTAATTGAAAGTAAGGCAAAAAATACTAATCTTAGAAATGGTGCTTATGCTGGAACTGATGAAGTTATGAATAAGCAGCACACTTCTCTTCGCAATGAATATAAAAACTTTTATATTTTTGTAAAAGGAGGAAGCAATACTCTTTCTCAAATTCGTAAAGAAACTATTTTTATTAATATGCTTCAGGGTCTTCACCCACTTGAAGCAGAACTTGTATGTCTTGTGAAAGACAAAAAACTTACTGATAAATATAAGATAAGTTGGGATATTGTTAAAGAAGCATATCCTGATATTCGTTGGGGAGGTCGCTCATGACCCAAGTTGCGGAGAAAAAAATGGCACAATGGACACCTGAAGAAAAGAAAAAAATTCCTTCTCAATACGGATGTGAAATACTTTTTGAAAGAACTACTCTGCAACAAATAAAAAATCCATCTCTTCCATCAGATGCATATATTGTAATTTACAGAGTAAATGATGAAACTTTTATGGATTTATGTCGTGGAAGTAGGGTGAAGATTTTTGATATGTATTATGATAAATTTGGTCCTGAATCAGTTCAAAAAATTGATTGGGGATACGGTAGATTAAATCCTAAACTTTGGGGATATAAAGTATCTGAGGGGAAAAAGAAAAAATGAATAAAGGATTTAATAATGATGAAAAAATTAAAGTAATCGTAAATGATGATGAAGTAAATAAAATACTTAAACAGTATAAAAAAATAAAAAAATATATGAAATCTCCTTTGTTTGCAGTAAAAACTATGGATGGAACGGAGAATTATGTGAGTAAACTAATTAAAGAGGCAGAGGAAAACCAAATATAATAAATGGGAAAGCACTACTTACTTAACTTGTATGGATGCTCATTCGTTCTTCTGAACGATGAGCATTTTCTTATTGACCTACTAGAAAACGCTGCGTCTGCTAGTGGGGCAACTGTGTGTGAAACAATCTACAAAAAGTTTGACCCACAAGGAGTTACGGTATTGTGCTTGCTCTCAGAAAGTCATATTAGTATTCATACTTGGCCAGAAGAAGGTAAGGCTGCGTGTGATGTTTATACCTGTGGTGATTGTAATCCCAAGATTGGTTGTGACATTATCATCGAACAACTCTATGCTCAGAACCATACTCTGAGTTACATTGAAAGATAATTGTAACAAAAGATACAATATTACTTGACTAACTAGAATAGGAGTATTACGATACTCCTATCGTTCATCTGCTATTTGCGAATAGCAAATAGAGACGGAAGTAGGGAAACCGAAGGAACGCAAATTTACTCATCTAGTAAAGGAGCAGACCTATGAAAATCGCTTTCGTTCAATATCTAAAAACTAAAAATAAAAAACAAGTTAAACTTCATAATGCCGAACTTAATATGGCTAAAAAGCCACAAATAGCGTGATTGAAAACTACTATCACGAAAAAGATCCAGATGATAGAAAACCTGCTTGTTATCTTTTAACATATCGTGGTCAAAAGTATTGGCACTGTTATGGTGTTCATTTAAAAGAGTGGTTTGAAAAAATGTTTAAATATGAGAAGGAGGATTGACACTCCTTCTTTTTTTATGTAGAATGATACCAAATTGAATATTGCAATGAACAAAGAAAAAGTTAAACTAATTATTAAAAATATGGAACTTCTGATTCAATCATTAAAACTTGAATTTGAAGAACCAGAAGAAAAAAATATAGTTAGTCTAGAAGACCTAATTAAAAGACCACAATTTTATGATTACGAACCAGATTATTATGAGGAGGAGGAAAAATAATGTATGATGATTTAAGCCCTTATGAAAGAGCACTTGCCAGGTTTGGTGATAAATGTGCTTTGATTGCAGGTCTTGAAATTGCTGATAAAATGAGTCCCGAAGATGCTTATCAAGAAATTAAAAAACATTATAAAGATCTTAAAAAACTCAGAAAAAAAGAAAGAGAACATTGGGGAGAAAGTGAGGACTTGTTCTAGATGTAAACAAGAATTTCCTCTTAATAAAGAAAATTATCAGGTTGTAAAATCTTTTAAAAGTGGGTATTCTTACTATTGTAATACCTGTAATACGGAAATGAAAAAAATCGGTAAGTAATTTATGAAACCAATTAAAGCAAAAGACCTTCTAGAATTTGATAAAAATCTGCAGGTTAAAGTTCTGCAGTGTTATGCTATTCCAGAGCAAGTCATCTATCAGGCAGCTAAGTGTGACTACTCAGAAACCCCTATTCACGAACAGGAAATCCCAACCCCTGCTAAGTGTGGTGAGTGGGTCGTAGAACGTCTCCTGAGCAACGAGAAGGGGCACTGGGGACCGTTAGAGCATCCTGGCATCACATTCTCCGTTTCGGGGTATGTTCATAACGTAGCAATGCAAGCAAGAACTCATCGTGTTGGGGTAACCTTTGATGTTCAGTCACAACGTTATACTGGTAAGCGTGTCGTAAAGGTTGCAAGTGGAGAACTTAACCCTGAAGATGTATTCTATGTTCGTCCTCCTGGTTTTTATACCAACCGTTATGGTAAGAAGTATGAGTGGACACTTGGCGACTATCAGGATGAACTAGATTTCATTTACGAGGGATGTAAGCGTTATGCCGCAAAATACGAAAAAGGAATGTGTGAAGAACACATTAGGGATTATCTTGCACAAGCAATTCGTCAGAACTTTGTGGTTTCTTTTAATCTGCGTTCTGTTCTCCATATTATGGATTTGCGAGCAAAGATGGATGCCCAACTAGAAATTCAAGCACTTTGCGAACAACTTGTTCCTCATCTTGAAAAGTGGACACCTCATATTTGGAAGTATTACGAAGAAAAACGACTACATAAAGCTAGGTTATCTCCATAATTCTTATGAAATCATATTGCATAAAAGATCATTTAACTGGTTGTGTTTTTAAAATTCTTTTAACAGAAGAAGAATTTCAAGAATTTTTGAAAAGAAATCCAGACTTAAGTGAATGTATTGATTGTGTTGAATGTGATGATGCTCCTAGTATAACATTAGAATAAATAACCTTATATTTTATGGAGGTTTAATTTGGCAACTTATCCAGTTATTAATAAGGTCACAGGTGAACAAAAAGAAGTCTCTATGAGTGTTCACGATTGGGATCAATGGAAAAAAGATAATCAAGATTGGGATAGAGATTGGTCTGACCCTTCTACTTGTCCATCTTCAGCAGAAGTGGGTGAGTGGAGGGATAAACTTATTAAGAAAAACCCAGGATGGAATGATGTTCTCCATAAAGCATCCAAAGCACCAGGATCAAGAGTAAAACCTATTTAATTTTATATGGCAAGAAAAAGAAGAACCACGCAAGATAATCCAATTGGGGTAGGATTAACTGCTAAGCAAATGAAACGTAGAAAACCAATCAATTCAGATTTACTTTTGAATATTGATCCTCTTACAGATAATCAAGCAAAACTTTTTGATTCTTATGATGAAGGAAAAAATATAGTTGCATATGGTGCTGCAGGGACTGGAAAAACATTCATCGTTCTTTATAATTCTCTTAGGGATGTTCTTGACCAAAAAACACCATATGAAAAAATTTATATCATTCGTTCTCTAGTTCAAACTAGAGAAATTGGATTTCTTCCTGGAGGGCACGAAGATAAAAGTGCTCTTTTTGAAATACCATATAAGAATATGGTGAAATATATGTTTCAACTTCCTTCCGATGAGGATTTTGAGATGCTTTATGGCAATCTAAAAACTCAAGGAACTATAAGTTTTTGGTCTTCTTCTTTTCTAAGAGGAACTACATTTGATAATTGTATTTTGATTGTAGATGAATTCCAGAATATGAATGGGCATGAGCAAGATTCAATCATTACTCGTGTTGGTGAAAATTGTAAAATTATGTTCTGTGGGGATGCCTCTCAAAGTGATTTAGTTCGTCAAAATGAAAGAAATGGAATTCATGATTTTATAAAAATTCTTCAAATAATGCCATCATTTGATTTCATTGAATTTGGTATTGAAGATGTATGTCGTAGTGGATTGGTTAAAGAGTATCTTATTGCAAAGCACACCTTAAATATTACTATATAAATGTTTACACATATTGATTTGAATCTTCCTAAACTTAAAAGGGAAACAATAGATGGAATTCGTTATTATACTATTAACGGAGA